TCTCGGACGGCACCGGATGCGGCATGGTCCAGGATGACGACGTGATCCGTTCCAGGACGGTCGCGAAAATCACCAACGCCACGCCGCAGCGCGTCTATGACGACGGGTCATTTCTTGTGCCTTGCGTCCTGTATTGCGGATAATCTAGCCCATGATCGGCGGCTACGTTGGCGGTATCGGCACTGTTCCCTACATCGAGAGCGGGACGACGGCCTATGTCACCGTCACGGAAGATGCTGATACTCTCACCAGCGCCGCAGTCCTTGCCCTCAAGGCAAGTCTGGATAAGACGGAAGACGCCGATACGCTCACATCGGCTGGCGTTCTCAGGATTGCCGCGACGGCAGACGTTACCGAAGACGCCGACACCCTCACGGCGCTTGGCATCTATCCCCAGTCCCTGGGTACGCTCGACGTTACGGAAGGGGATGACACTCTCGCGTCATTGGGCCTGCTGCCCATTCTCGCCACGTCGATCCTGGTGGAAGACAGCGATACCGCAAGTTCGGATGCTGTCATTTCCATCCTGGCGAGCCTGGACTGCACGGAAGAGGATGACACGCTTACCGCAACCATCTCGCATTCCGGTTTCGGAAGCAGGATTGCCGCTGCAAGGCCATCAGGAGCGCCACGAAACATGGCTCATATAGGTGGACACGCCGGGCTCAACGCATCGGCTCGTGGGGGAACAAGGATTAGGGCCGCATGACACTTGCGCCAGGACCATACTACCCGGGAACACCTGTTCGCCTGACGCTTGCGCTGTACGATGACGATGGAAACCCCGTCGATCCTGATGCGGTGACGTTCAAGCTCATGTCTCCGTGCGGTGTCGTGACAACCTACGTCTATGGCGTGGATACGCAGGTGCAGAGGGCATCGGCCGGTAACTACTATGCCGATGTTACGCCAGATGCCGGAGGACGATGGCCTTTCCGCTGGGAAACAACCGGTGACGGCAAGGCGATCACCAAAGAGGGAGACATCCTCGTGCAGTGCTCGCCGTTCACAGACGGCGTGTGGGATGCCTATAGGGTTTGATGCCGTTTGATTTAAGCCTTTGAACCCAAAGACTGTCTTTGAAACTTTGATTTTGGAGGTTTGAATTTATGGCGCGTGGTGGCGCTAGAAAGGGAGCAGGGAGAAAAAGCTCATTGAGCTTTGCCCCTACGAAACGCATGCAGATCCAGGCTGAAGCAAAGGCCGAAGCCGTAAAGGAAGTTGTCCGCGAAGTCCGCAAGAAGGGCGATACCCCGCTCGAATATATGCTGAACGTCATGCGCGATGAGACCGTGGACAGCAAGCGCCGCGATAGCATGGCTGCCGCTGCCGCACCTTACCTGCATCCAAAGCTTTCAACAGCAACCCTCAACGTCAAACAGGCTGGATCCTTAAGCGAACTGAGCACTGATGAACTCATCGCAGCCCTTCACGCTCGAAGAGATAGCAGCGGAACTGCTGCGCCGGAAACGGGCAACGGAAAACCTAATTGACTTCACGGAGTTTACGTTCCCGCGCTACCGCACGGCAGAGCACCACAAGAAGGTTGCCCACCACCTAGAGCGCGTGATCAAGGGCGAGTGTAAGAGGCTGATGCTTCTGCTTCCGCCCCGGCATGGTAAGTCAGAGCTGGCCAGCAAGAGGTTTCCGGCCCTGGCGCTTGGTTGGCGGCCCGACCTTCAGTTCATCAGTGCGTCGGCCACAAGCGGCTTGGCTGAAGACTTTGGCAGAGACGTTCGCAACATCATCGGATCGCAGGATTACAAGAACCTGTTCCCCAATACGGCCCTTGCTGAAGACAGCCAAGCCAAGGGCAAGTGGAATACCTCGGCAGGGGGCATCTATTACGCTGTCGGTGTCGGTGGCGCGGTGATCGGGCGCGGCGCGGACATCTTCCTGATTGACGACCCCTACGCCTCGATGGCGGACGCTGAGTCCGAGACGACGCGTAAGAACGTCCTCAACTGGTACACGGGTACGGTCTACAACCGTTTGCAGCCCGGCGGCGCAATCGTGCTCATCAATCACCGGATGCACGAGGACGATCTGACCGGGGCCTTGCTAGAGCAGCAGGCAGCAGGCGGCGATAAGTGGGACGTTGTCGAGTTGCCAGCCATCAACTCGGATGGCGAGGCGCTGTGGCCTCAGTCCTACCCGATCGAAACGCTTGAGAACATCAGGCGCAACACCTTTCCGCGCTACTGGTCGGCGCTCTATCAGCAGCAGCCGACGCCGGAAGAAGGCGAATACTTCAAGCGGGACTGGTTCCGCTGGTACGACAAGACGCCCACGCATCTGCGCATTTACGGCGCATCAGATTATGCGGTGACGGCCAAGGGCGGAGACTACACGGTTCATGCGGTGATCGGCGTTGATCCTGATGACAACATCTACGTTTTGGACATCTGGCGGGCACAGGCCGAAAGCCACATCTGGGTCGAGACGTTCATTGATCTGGTCGCCCGGCACAAGCCGCTGAACTGGGCTGAGGAGCAAGGCCAGATCATCAAGAGTATCGGGCCGTTTCTCGATAAGAGGATGCGGGAACGCAAGGTCTACTGTCGGCGCGAGCAGATGACATCGGTTGCTGACAAGCCGACGCGATGCCGCGCGTTCCAGGCCCGCGCCGCGATGGGCAAGGTTTACCTGCCGCACAACGCATCCTGGGTTGCGGATCTGCTGGCGGAAATGACGGCGTTCCCGGCGGGAAAGCACGATGACCAGATCGACGCGTTGGGCCTCGTTGGCCGGTTGATGGATACGATGGTAGGCGGGCGCGCACCAGCGCAGCCCAAGCAAGAAAAGAGCAAATGGCGACTGGCATTCGAGAAGCGGCACAGAGCGGGACTAACCCAAGGGCAGTCATGGAAGACGGCCTAGCGGAAGAGGCACCCGAATTTGACCTCGCGCTGCACGTTGCCCAGGTCGAGGAATGGGAAGAGACGACCGACACGTCGAACAAGCTGGCTGAGCGTGACCGGGATTATTTCGACAACAAGCAGCTAACCAGCGAGGAGCGCAAGGAGCTTTCCGACCGGGGGCAGCCCGATGTCGTGTTCAACGTCATCCGCTCCAAGGTCAATTACCTGCTCGGGCTTGAGATCAACAGCCGCACCGATCCCAAGGCATTGCCGCGCACGCCGCAGGACGAGGAGGCGTCTGAAGCGGCAACCGATGCGCTACGCTATGTCGAGGAAGTCAACGACCTCGATTCGATGTTCTCGCAGGTCTGGGAAAACATCATCGTTGAAGGCTACGGCGGGCTTGAACTGACGATCGATCCGCAAACCTCGGAGATCGGCGCCGTACAATGGCCCTGGGACCGGCTGTTCTACGATCCGCACGCCCGCAAGGCTGATTTCTCGGATGCGCAATATGTCGGTGGCGTCACCTGGATGGATGCCGACCAGGCCAAGGCGCAATGGCCGGGCATGGAAAGCGTAATCGATGCCACGGTGTCGGGCGATCTCAACACGACGCACGACGACCGGCCAAAGTGGAAGGTCTGGAGCACGGGCTCGCGCCGCAAGCGCGTAAAGATCATCCAGATGTACTACAAGGACGGGGCCGAGTGGAACTGGTGCATCTTCACCAAGGGCGGAAAGCTCGAAGGCGGCCCTGTTCCCTTCCGCGATGAGAAGGGGATGAGTTTCTGCCCGCTGTTCTTGCAGTCGGCTTATGTGGACCGCGACAACAACCGCTACGGCGAAATCCGCGCGATGATCTCGCCCCAGGATGAGGTCAACAAGCGCCGGTCCAAGTCTCTGCACCTTCTGACACAGCGCCAGACCAAAGCCGAACGCGGTGCGGTTGACGATGTGGAGCTGATGAAAATGGAGATGGCCAAGCCTGATGGCCATATCGAGATAAATCCCGGCTATCAGTTCGAGGTCATCGACACATCGCAGCAGATCCAGGGCAACATGGAAATGATGGCGCAGGCCATCCAGCACATGCAAAGCCAGGGTCCGAACGCGGCGCTGATGGGCAAACAGAACGGCGACCCGTCAGGCCGCGCCATTCTCGCCAATCAGCAGGGCGGGCAAACGGAAATGTCGCCGCTGATCGATCGGCATATCCAGCTCAAGCAGCGCGTGTTCAGGGCGATTTGGTCTCTCATCCGTCAGTACAAGAAGGCGGAATGGTGGGTGCGTGTCACCGACAACGAGGACAACGTCAAGTTCGTCGGTCTCAACCGGCCGGTGACGATGCGCGAAGACGCCATGAAGCGGTTCGAGAAGCAGGGCGTCCCTGTCGAGCAGGCTC